TGAAGACTTTAGCAGTGACATTGATATCAATCCAGATGATCTGCCATTCTAGAAAAGGAGATAGTGAACGATGAAATCAAACAATGGATTTATTCTGTTAGACCGTTCACTTTTGGAATGGCAATATGCAGACAACATCAGAATGTTGGGATTCTGGACGTATCTGCTATTGAATGCAAACTGGAAGGACGGATGGTTCAAAGGGAACAAGATTCCACGTGGGTCATTTGCAACTTCGATCAGAGGGATGTCTAAAAAGTTTGATGTTTCTAGGAACACTATACGGACATGGTTAAGTAAGTTTGTCGAGGCAGGTCAACTGACCATAGATGACAATGGTAACTACACTCAAATAAACATAGTAAACTACGACAAATATCAAGATATAAATAATCGAAACGGTGGTATACCTGACCCACCAACTGAGCCACCAACTGAGCCACCAACTGAGCCACCAACTGACCCCAATAGAATAAAGAAACAATGGAACAAAGGAAAGAAGAATGATGATGATATATATATACGCGCGAGAAAATTGCTTGATCTGGAACGTCATAGAAACATTGATGCGTACCAGGGCAATCCGAATGTTGATAAAGCATTCGATAAGCTTGAGCGAATAATCAAAAATGTTCCAATGACAGAAAGCGTGTTAAACAACATGGACAGAGCAATCGTTATTGCACGCCATTACTGGATTGAAAATGAGCATGATGGAATTGTCTACCCAGTAGCGTATATAAAATCAGTTCTTACAGGAGAAAATGATGACATTTGATTTTACTGGAAATTTTACCAAAAGCACATCATTAACGAACAAAGACGATAATGATCTTGAAGCATATGCGAATGGAATGCTAACTGCTGAGGAAGCAATGCGATACATTCAAAACCGAAACATTAAAAATAATCTCAGATTTCTGAGCATCAAATCGTTTGAACATTGGTGCGAACATCATGGCTATCAGAGGAGAAGTGTATGGAAAAAGTAATGAACACTCTGAAAGAGCTTGGATTGAAGGTGAAGAAATGAGATTGATTGATGCAGACAAATTCTCGGCTGATAAAAATGATATATTCATAAATATACCAGTTAAAGACAGATATACATATGTGATTAACCCGAAAATAGAAAAGCTAATAAATGAATGTCCAACAGTTGATGCTGTTCCGGTAGTACATGCGCACTGGGATTGTATAGAGAACGTAGTTAGTTATGAAGGAACATTTGACGCATATGAATGCTCTCATTGTCACAAATCTTTCCTTGATGATTTATGTGAAAACAACGGAAGTGATTATGTTAATGCCAAAAATGATTTTAAATACTGCCCGTTTTGTGGCGCAAAGATGGACGAAAAATGAACAAAAACGATAGGCTTACAGAAGATGCTGGAAAAGCATTTGAACCATCACGGTATTATTTGAAGAGTAAAAACGATTGTGTAATTAATCCATACAAAACATATGACTTGTTTTTTGAAATCGAATTCAAAGTTATTCAAAAGTTAGGAGAGTATGAAGATATCGGAACACCAGATGAATGCAGAATCGCTATGTCAAAGGAACGAGAGAGAGATGACCATTGAGGAGCTTGAATCAGTCAGAGGAATGGCGTCAGAAGTGCAGGCTATCCAGAATGAAATAGAATCGCTCTACACGCCGATTTGCAGTCCGAATGGACAATCATCCGGCGGACGCTCAAACACGCCGTCAGACCCAACAGAACGAGCCGTTAACCGCATCCTAGAGATTAGGGCAGACTTAGAAAAGCGAATTGACGATTATACGGCAGAGATCAAGCGTGTTGAGGAATGGGTAGCCACGCTAAAGGACAAGAACCTAGCGGCGATTATTCGATACCATTACATCAGCGGGTATGATTGGATAAAGACTTGTAGTCTTGTAAATGATAGCTACTCTGATTCGCTGTGCAGGAAGAAAGTCAGAAGATATTTCGGTCTGGATAATTAAATTTGTCCTGAATGTCCTGAATGTCCTGAATGTCCTGTTGAAACAGTGATATATTATATCTGTAGTTTTACACAAGGCAGGCAGAGATGTCTGTCTTTTGTGTATACTGCAGTGCCAGTCTCCTTCCGTGATTCGATGCGCGGTAATCACTGGCACTCAAAGAAAGAAGACATTGTGAATGACAATAGAACAATAGACAGAGATCACGATCTAACAGATGAGAGCAGATATAAAAAAGTAATGCTTGCAATAGAGCACGGATGCGACAGTCCGTGTTTTATTTGTACTCGCAAATTCTGCTGTGATGATGTTCATGCGTGCAAACGTTTTGACAAATGGTTTAAGCATTTCATGAGAGAGGTGGATGGCAATGCAAGAAGAAACAGAAGCCGGTGATTTGATAAGCAGAAGCAAAGCCATAGAGATCATGCAGAGAATGAAGAAGAAGAAAGAGGAATGCAACTGCAGGCATGGAAGCTATGAAGCTGAAGCACTTGGCTATGCAATTGAAACAATAAAGCAGTTGCCTGCATACGATGAAGTCAAACAGTGATAAGTTTTATGACACGCCACGATGGCGGCGAATGAAGGACAGCATCATGCTGAGAGATAAGTACATTGATCAAGTTGCTCTTAGGTACTCACCGTTCCCAGTGCAGGCACAGATTGTGCATCACATCTTCCCACGTGAATCATTCCCAGAGTACGAATGGAGCTCTTGGAATCTTGTGTCAGTGTCTCGTGCAACACACAACAGGCTGCACGACAGAGAAACAGACAGGCTTACAGATGAAGGAATAGCACTGTTAAAGCGCACAGCGAAGAAACAAAAAATAAGTCTTGATGGTGCGATGGAAAGATTATTTGAAGACTCCCCAAGGTCGAAAAAAATTTTTGAATCTTCGTCCGATGGCGATGGGTCGACATATCCCTCTCGGGTAGGCGACTTAATTCGGGGGTATTGACGTTAGACATTATGCAAAGTGAAGAAAGGGGCAAAAATGAGGAAATCTGACTACAAAAAAATGCTGATTGAACAAACTCAGCAGATTGGAACGTACAAAGAAGCATTCTTGCCTGCAATTGACACTCTGGCAGGCATTCTGGAACAGCGAGATAAGACACATCGTGAATTTACTGCAAGCGGTGGAAAAGCGGTTATCACGCACACAAACAAAGCGGGCGCAACAAACATGGAGCGCAATCCTGCATTGCTACAGTGGGAGAGTTTGAACTCTGACGCTCTCCAGTATTGGAGAGATTTAGGTCTTACGCCTGCAGGTCTTAAGAAAATAGACGAGAAATTGATGAAACCGCAGAAGAAATCAACGTTTGAATCTTTGCTAAGCGGGCTTGATAAAGAATGACCTCGAAATTTAAACAGAAAGCGGTCAAATACGCGCAGGACGTGGTCGCAGGCAGAATCATTAGGGGAAACAACAAACGAGAGTGTGAGCGATTTCTGAACGATTTAAAGCGTACCGACATTGAGCTAAAAACGCATGATCCAGATTTCGTGATTTCGATCATCCAAAGAGTGTTTGTTCATAACCAAGGTGAAGACCTTGAAGGACGACCTCTTAGAAACAAACCGCTTGAACTTTTGGATTGGCAGATATTCATTGTTTACAATCTTGTCGGCTGGTATTGGAGAGGAACAAAGAAAAGACGCTTTCATGAAGCATTTATTTTTCTACCCAGAAAGAACGGAAAAACTATGTTTTCTGCAGCGCTTGCTTTTGCACTTGGAATATTGGAGAGAGCTTCCGGTTCTAACGTCTTGATAGCATCGGCAGCACTGAAGCAGTCAATGGAATCATTCAACGATATTCTGTACACATTCCAGTTCAGAGGAATTGACAATGATGAGAACTGTACAATCCACAACAACAACATGGAACACAGCATTGCACTGAAGTTCGTTGACAGTGAAGGATTGCCGAGTGGCTCGTTCAGAGTCGAAGCACTGGCATCGAATCCAGATGCTCAGGATTCGTTTAACTGCAACATTGCGATTCTTGATGAGATCCACGCATTCAAAAAGCCAGCACAGTACAACCGATTCAAGGAAGCTATGAAAGCTTATACAAATAAGCTATGCATCGGCATCACAACTGCTGGTGACAACGTTAATTCGTTTTGCTACAAAAGACTGCAGTATGCAGAAAAAGTTCTTGATGGAATTGTAAAAGACGATTCACTTTTCTGCTTTGTGTCTCATGCGGACAAGGATTCAAATGGAGATGTTGACTATTTGAATCCTGTTCAGATTGAGAAAGCAAATCCTAGCTATGGAATCATGATTCGACCAGAGGACATGAAAAACGATGCAATACAAGCGCAGAACGATCCACAGCAAAGGAAAGACTTTCTAAGCAGATCATTGAATGTATATACGTCAGCCATGAAAGCATGGTTCGACATTGATGAGTTCAAAAAATCAGACATCAAATACGATTGGTCGATTGATGAGCTTGCCAAGATGAAAATCAAATGGTTTGGTGGAGTTGACCTTTCAAGAATGTATGATCTGACAGCTGCGGCACTGTTTGGAAATTATCACAATCCTAAGACAGGCAAAGACGTTGACATCATCATCACGCATGCGTTCTTCCCGATTGTGCAAGCAACGCACAAAGCAGATGAAGATCACATACCGCTGTTTGGCTGGGCAGATGATGGACTGCTGACATTGTGCAATAGTCCAACGGTTAATGTTTCAGATGTTGCGAATTGGTTCGTGGAGATGCGCAAAAAAGGATTCAATATTGTGCAGGTTGGGCACGATAGAAAATTCGCACGAGAGTTCTTCATTGAAATGGAACAGCTCCACTTCAATGAGGTTGACCAGCCACAGTATTTCTATGTCAAATCTGAGGGTTTCAGACATATTGAGAAAGCGGCAAAAGATGGAACACTTTACTACATGCATTCAGAGGCTTATGAATACTGCGTAAGCAATGTTAAAGCAATTGAGAAAACGGACGACATGGTTCAATATGAAAAAATAGGACCGAAGGACAGAATGGACTTGTTCGACGCATCGGTATTCGCATGTGTCAGATATTTGGCAAATATTGAAACAAATAAGAGAGCCAGCAATTGGTGGGGGAGTGATAGAAAATGAGTAAAAGAAAAAGCATCAGATCAAAAAACATAAGAGCATCTTCCACCACATCAAGCGGAGTAGGTTTTCTCCTCTCAGATGGCGCATACGATACGCTCTGCGTGCGTGGATACACTCGGCTCGATAGAGTGCCAGCAATCGTCGCAGGCTATCGCAGAATCGCTGAATTGATTGGCTCTGTGACAATCCACTTGATGGAGAACACAGACAATGGAGATGTGCGCATCAGCAATGAGCTATCGAAAAAGATAGACATCAATCCATGCAAGAGAATGACACGATCAACTTGGATGGAATACATCATGATGTCAATGTTTGTGTATGGCAATGGAAATGCAATTGTTAAGGTCAAAACATCGGACGGAATCTTAGACGACTTACAGCCAATACCTGCAGGTCGTTTTCAGTTCTTGCCAGATTCTACTGGATACGATTACAAAATAATCATTGACGGTCAGACGTTTGACCCAGACGATGTTCTTCATTTCGTGTACAATCCAGACCCAGAGTATCCATGGAAGGGCAGAGGCATGAAGATTGTTCTTTCTGATCTTGCGCACAATCTGAGGCAGGCAACAGCGACAGAAAAGGCATTCATGGAGTCACCAAAGCCTTCACTGATTGTCAAAGCAGATGGAATGATTGATGAATTTTCAACACCAGAAGGTCGAAAGAAAATAACAGATGAATACATTTCAACCAGTGACGATGGCAGACCGTGGGTAATTCCTGCGAATCAGATTGATGTGAAAGAAGTCAGACCTCTTAGCTTGTCAGACATTGCACTGAATGACAGTGTGAAGTTAGACACGCAGACAGTCGCAAGCATCATCGGTGTTCCTTCCTTTGTTCTAGGCGTTGGAACTTACAACCAGAAGGAATGGAACAACTTTGTAAGCACTAAGCTGCGCCCGATCATGGTCGGCATCCAGCAGGAGATGACCAGGAAGTTAATAATAAGACCGCAGTGGTATCTGCGTTTTAACAGTCTGAGCTTGCTTGATTACGATCTCAATACAATCGCTACTGTTTACACAGCAATGCAAGACCGTGGAGACGTTGACGGAAACGAAGTCAGAGACCGCATCGGAATGTCTCCAAGAGAAGGACTTGATGAATTGAAAGTGCTTGAGAATTACATTCCAAACGACATGAGCGGACTGCAGAACAAGTTGAACAATAACAGCGGGGGAAAAGACGATGAATAAAGAAATGAATATTGGAACACGTCAGATGAGAACAATCTCGTCTGATTTTAAAATTCGGGAAACGCCAGACACAAACGAAAAGCGCATTGAAGGCTATTTCGCAGTGTTTGACGGCACATACGATATGGGCGACGGAATGAGTGAGAGCATTGACCCGCATGCGTTTGACGAAACGATAAGCGGTGATGTTCGTGCTCTGGTCAACCACGATACGACACTGGTCATTGGCAGAACTTTGGCACGCACGCTAGATTTAAAAATCGATGCGCACGGACTTTGGGGGAGCATCTTAATCAATCCGAACGATCAAGATGCGCTGAATGAGTACGCACGCACACAGCGTGGCGATGTCAACCAGTGCTCGTTTGGATTCGACATTCTCAGCGAAGACACCGACGTCAACGCAGATGGCTCAATCCACTGGACGATCAGAAAGATCAAACTGTATGAAGTATCTGTATGCACATTCCCAGCATACGAAACAACCGAAGTGTCAGCACGCTCTGCAGATGCTAAGAACATCCGAAAGAAGTCGCTTGATGCATGGAAGATTCGCATGTCAAACAAATTGAAAGGGGTAAAAAAAGATGGCACTGAGAGCGCTGATTCTGAGAAAAAAGATTGACGGTCTGAAGAAGAGATCAGACGAAATAGAAAACAATCTTGAAGAGCTCAGAAAGAAGTCTGAAGAGTTCAAAACTCGTGAAGCTGAACTCGAAGCAGATGTGAATGAAGTCAATGACGAAACATCTGATGAGGATAAGAAAACAGTTGAGGACACAGTCGAAGCATTCGACAAGGAAAAGTCCGAAAACGATGCATCCGTTGAAAAGGCAGAGAACGAAAAGAAAGACATTGATGCCGAGATTGACGGAGCAGAAAAGGAACTGAAAGAAGTTGAAGAGAAGCAGAACGACAATCCTGCTCCAGCAGCAACACCGGCAGAGCCGGAAAATGAACCTGCAGAACCGCAGGCAAGAAAGGTGAGATTAAACATGAACAGAAGATTTAAAGACATGAGCTATGAAGAGCGCTCAGCATTCGTCAAGCAGGATGATGTACATGAATTCCTTGACAACGTACGTGCACTTGGAAGACATCAGAAGATTGAGCAGAGATCACTGACAGGCGGTGACCTGCTTGTACCAGAGGTTATTCTCCCACTGGTAAAGTCTGAAACAGAGACTTATTCCAAGCTGATGAAGCGTGTCAACCTGCAGGCAGTTGCAGGAACAGCACGTCAGACAGTTGAGGGTGGAATTCCAGAAGCAATCTGGACAGAAGCGTGTGAAAAGCTGAATGAGCTGTCTCTGACATTCACAAAGGTTGAAGTCGATGGCTATAAGGTCGCTGGCATTATCGCAATCTGCAACGCTACACTCGATGATTCTGATATTGACCTTGCTAGTGAAGTATTCACAGCAATCGGACAGGGCATTGGTTATGCACTGGACAAGGCTATTGTCTATGGCACAGGCACAAAGATGCCGACAGGCTTTGCCGCTACTGCAACAAAGAAGAATGTTGCTGGCAAGACAGACACAGCTATGTATAAGGCTTTCATCGAAGCAACAGGTGCTCTGAAGCATTCACGCGGTGATATGTTCTGGGTAATGAACAACGCTACAAAGGCAAAGCTGGTTGCCGCATCAATGAGCATCAACGCAGCAGGCGCAATTGTTGCAGGTACTGAATCTATGATGCCAATTGTTGGCGGTGCAATCGAAACCGAGGACTATGTTCCAGATGATGAAATTCTCGGTGGATATGGTCTTGATTATCTTCTCGCTGAGAGAGCTGGAACTACTCTCGCAGTATCAGATCAGTATAAGTTTGCAGAAGATCAGACAGTGTTCAAGGGAACAGCTCGTTATGATGGCAAGCCTGTATTTGCAGATGCATTCCTGTGTGTAGGTCTTGGTTCTACTGACCCAACAGGAGCAATTGACACAAAGCATCCATTCGCAGCAGACACCGCAAACGTTAAAGCTTAATCAGTAAAAGAAGGGAGCTCTTGGCATGAAAATTTCAGATATTAAAGAGCTGCTTATGGCTGATCTTGAGAAATTGACCGTGCCAGCAGCCACAAGTAATTACCTCGACACGCTGATCACGGTTGCAATAGCCGAGATTCAGCGTGAAGGCATTACTCTTAAAACCACAGCAGACAGCACCGAATCAGTTGTTTCGTACGACACAGATGATTCTCAGACAATCGAGATGTATGCCGCTTATTTGTACCGCAAGCGTGCGGACGGAGACAACGGCATGCCTCGAATGCTGAGATATAGACTTAACAATCGTGTGTTCTCGCAGAAAGCATCAGAGGCTTAACTTATGACGCTCGATGATGGAACAATCCAGATTTGCAATCTTATCAACACAAGTGATGCAGGAAGTATGCCAGAACAGAAACTTTCGCCAGTAATCACACAGTATTACGGTGAAAAAGACATTGGCATAACGCGCCAGTACCTCGCAAAGGGAGCAGATGAACAGGTTGACATGGTTGTACGAATTTGGAATGAAGGAACACGCCCACAGATTGCACAGTATGCAGTCATTGTTGAAACTGAAGATCAGTACAGAATCGACAATGTACAGCCGACACACGATGATGATGGATTGAAGGTGTTTGATCTTACCCTTAGACGATTGGAGACTTATTATGACATACAACGATAAGCTAAAAATTGTCGGGAAGACACTCGCTGAAGCATCGCCAAGAATCTACCACTATTACCGCCCAGAAAGTGTGAAAGCACCATATGGCGTATGGCAGGAAGATTCAGAAGACGGTTCGGCACACTCAAACAATCACAAATCAGAACAGCAGATTCACGGCACGCTCGATTGGTACACGTTAAAAGAATATGACACAGTGATTGACACGATTCAAGAGCATCTTGATGCTCAAGAATCAATCTCTTACCGTGTTAATTCCGTACAGTATGAAGACGCGACAAAGCTCATTCACACAGAGTTTGAATGGTGGGTGAACTAGACAATGGCAACGTTCAAATTCAAAGGTCTTGACGAATACACAGCTCAGTTGGAATCACTTTCCAATCAGAGCGACGAGTATATCGGCAAGGCTGCTTTTGAAGGTGCGAAAGTCGTCGCAGATGCTGTCAAGCAGTCAATCGGAGAGATTCCAGTTGACAACACTGTGTACAAAAAAGATGGGGAAAGCAGAACAGGTCTTAAATCTGTGCAAATCGAAGGTTTGAGAGATTCGTTCGGTATTTCAACTTTGCAGGAAGGCAACAATGATTATCAAAACGTCAAGATTGGTTTTAGCGGTTACAACAAAATCAAATCAAAACGGTGGCAAAATGGTCAGCCGAATGCAATGGTAGCAAGAAGCATCAATTCTGGAACATCGTTCATGCGAAAGTATGCGTTCATGGATAATGCGACAAGAAGTAAAAAATCAGACTGCGAAGACGCTATGAAAAATTCGCTCGAGGAGAGCATCGCAGATTTAACAAAATAGCGAAGAAAGGAAATAAAAAATGGCAACAACAAATACACTTGCAGCAGGAATGTTTAGCACAGGTTTTTCAAAGCCTTACGTAGCTTTATATAGTGCATCTGCTGGAAATCTCACTTATACAAAAGGGCAGATTCTGGCTAGGGGCGTAGAAGTAAAGATTTCACCAGATTCCGCTGATGATGTAACAGGATATGCAGACAATGGGGCAGCAGAAAGCGCTGGTGGATATTTCACAGGCGGCAAGGCAACACTTACAGTTGATGGGCTGACATTAGCAGCACGCAAACTTGTCACTGGAGCTCCAGAACCAGACGCTGACGGTTGGGTGCATGAAAGCGACAGCACAGTAGCTCCATATGTTGGGCTTGGATGGATTGTCCGCTACAAGTCAAATGGCAATGATCTGTACATGCCATTCGTTCTGTCAAAGGCAAAGCTGAATCCAATAAATGATGACAATTCAACGCAAGAAGAAAAGCCGGCATTTGATACACAGGATTTGGAATTTGCTCTGTTTAGAGCAGACGACACACAGCATACATGGAGAATGTACAATGACGTTTTTGACACAGAAGCAGAGGCTGAAACAGCTCTGAAAAAATCACTCGGAATCACAGTAGCAACAGCGTAAGCAATTAAAAAGGAGATAAATATAGATGATTATAAACGGAAAAGAAATAGGATTTGAACTGACGATTGAATCTATCGACAGCATTTCAAAAATGTGTCCAGATGGTGAGTACAATAAGCTTTCGGAATTGTACAAAGGCAAGACTACTGCAGAGAATTATAGAATTGATTTCAAAATTGCCAAGGCGATGAATGAAGCACATGAAAATCACATGGCTTTTGAAGCACGCAAAAATGGTATCAATGATTATAAAAAGGTTCTTCTCACTGACGATGATTTTGGCTTTATGAATTTGTCAGAACTTAATGTCATGGAAAATGGGATACTGCAGACCATGAAAACTGGGAAATCAACATCAGTTGAAGCTCAGCCAATCAAATCATCTGGAAAAAAAGCTTCAGCCGTAAACAAGTAAAAGCGATCAAACTCAACACAGCTTGGTTTCTGTTTTACGGTAGAAAATTAGGTATGTCAAAACAAGAGACCATGTGCACTCGTTATGGCGAGATGCTCGACATGATCTCTTGTTTATCTATTTATGAGGGCAGAGCAGAACCTGCCGATTCATCAATCGCACATAAAGAAATGTCTTTTGATGAAGCAATTGCATTGAAATAAGCATAAGAAGGTGAGGGGCGTATGGCAGTAGAAATTGGTCCGAAGATTGGTATTCAAGGCGAAGCAGAATATCGAAAACAAATAAATAACATCATCACGCAGTCTAAGACGCTCGGAACTGAAATGAAGTCGCTTGAATCATCGTTCTCAAAGGAAGGGAATGCCGTCCAGCAGAACGAAAAGAAAAAGCAACTTCTTACTAAGCAAATTGAAGTTCAGACGCAGAAAGTTTCCGAATTGCAGAAGATGCTTGATGCATCAAGTGAAGCAACTGACAAGAACGGAAACAGAACGACTGAACTTGAAAATAAAACATTGCAGTGGGAGCAAAAAGTAAACAATGCTACTGCTGACCTTAACAAGATGCAGGCACAGCTTGACAACATGCCATCATCCATGCAAGTTGTTGGGCAGAGCATTACAGACGCAGGCGACAAGATTTCGACAATCGGTTCAAAGATTGATACGTTTGGTTCTTCAATGACGAAACTTGTCAGTGGTCCACTCGCAGCGCTTGGAACTGCATCAATTGCGGCGTTTAACAAAGTTGATGAAGGCGCAGATACAATCGCAGAAAAGACCGGTGCAACTGGAGCATCACTTCAGTCAATGACTGACAGCATGGACAACCTTGCAACAACAATCCCTACATCGTTCAGCGATGCCGGTTCTGCTATTGGAGAGGTCAACACTAAATTCGGAGTGACCGGAGATGATCTTGAAACGCTGTCTGGTCAATTCATAAAATTTGCACAAATAAACAACACAGACGTGTCAACATCGGTTGACGGAGTGCAGTCGGCAATGACTGCGTTCGGTCTTAAAGCAAACGACGCAAGCGCATTTATGGACACTCTGACAGCAGTGTCTCAGCGTACAGGTGCGTCTGTCGATGATCTTAGCTCTGAAATGACAACCAATGGAACTGCATTGCAGTCCATGGGGATGAATGCATCAGATGCGGCGAACTTACTAGGCACACTGGAAAAATCTGGTGTTGACGTTTCGACGGTAATGACTGGAATGTCAAAGGTTCAGAAGTCTGCAATGGAAGACGGTGTCTCGATGTCTGACGAACTTTCGCAGGCAGTCAGTTCTTCCGGTGATGCAATTGACATCTTTGGAGCTAAAGCAGGACCGAAATTATACGATTCATTTCAGAGCGGTCTGCTTTCAATGGACATGTTCACAGGCGGTGCATCATCGCTGCAGGACGCAGTCGGAACAACATCAACAACATTCCAGACAACACTTGACCCAATTGACCAGTGGAAAATGACACTTAATCAGTTGGAAGAGACTGGTGCAACGCTTGGCAATAGCATTGCCACAGTTTTGCAGCCTATTTTGCAGAATGTTTCCACTGCTGCACAAGGTCTTTCAAACTGGTTTAACTCGCTGAATGAAGATCAGCAGAACATGGTCGTCAAGATTGGAATGGTTGCACTTGCAGCAGGACCAGTTGTTTCAATCATTGGAAAAGTAACTGGTGGAATCGGTACAGTCGTTTCAACTGGTGGCAAGCTCGTCTCATGGATGGGAAGCATCGGTGAGAAGGCAGGAAGCATCGCATCATCAGCAGGCGGAGCAGTCTCTGGAATCAGCAATGTAGGAAGCACAGCTGGTTCGGCAGCCACAGGTGTAGGCTCAGCAGCCACATCATTCGGTCAGTTAGCAGGGCAGGCTCTGTCTCTTGTTGCATTGGGCGCAGGGATTGCGCTTGCAGGTGTAGGAATAAAGCAGGTTGCAGATGCAGCCGTTGAGGTAGGCAGTGCAGGACCAGCAGCGCAGATTGCAATGGTTGGAATGGTTGCGGCTATCGCAGGTCTTGCGGCAGGCGCGGCAGTATTAGGACCAGCTCTTACGGCAGGCGCGGTTGGCTTTGTAGCATTTGGTGCAGGTGTAACATTAGTCGGCGCAGGTGTCGGTCTTGCATCAGCAGGTCTTACACAGTTGGCAACACAGCTTCCAACGATTGCTACATACGGCGGTCTAGCGGCTGTCCAGATTGCAAAGCTCGGCGTTGGTCTTGTTGCGTTTGGTGCTGGCTCAGTTGCAGGCGCTGCAGGTGCTGTTGCGTTGGGCGTAGCACTTACAACATCATCAATTGGAATAGGTCTAGGCGCAGTCGCATTGAGCGCACTGGTGGGCAGTTCTAAGCCTCTGGCAAGCTCGATGAAAACGGCTGCATCATCAACCAAGCAGCTTTCTCCAGCAATGAATAAAGCGAAGACATCTGCAAACAGTCTGAGCAGTTCATTCGGGGAGTTAAACACATCGGTTGGAAGAATCAATGGAACAATCAACAGCACTGCAAATCAGTTCGGCGGTCAGCTTTCCAGAATGGTAAGCGATGCACGCAATCAGCTGAACACATTGCAGAGCTTATTCAGCAATACAAAATTCAGATTTAATCAGCATATTTCAATGCCACATTTCAGCATGAGCGGTTCGTTCAATGCTAAGACAAAGCGTGTTCCAAGTGTCAATGTGTCTTGGTACAAATCAGCTTATGACAATCCGGTGATGTTTAATTCCCCGACCGTGCTTTCAACGTCAGCAGGTCTCAAAGGATTTGGAGACGGAAATGGCGGCGAGGTTGTGATTGGTAAGAACACAATGATGTCAATGATTCAGACGGCAGTACAGTCTGCATTTGGCTATGTTCCGTCTGGCAATGGTGGAACATCAAATCAGTACAGCTATGGCGGAATCAATGTCAATGTGTACGCATCAAAAGACACAAATACTGATGATCTGTTTGATGAGATTGAAAAACGTCTGAATGACAATGTGAAGCGCAGGAGAGGAGTGTTTGAATGAGCGGAAATGTCTATGAATATTTAACGTTTAACGGAAAAAACATGCTTGATTTCAAATGCAAAATTTCTGGCGGTGGAACGTTTGGCTCGTCAGAATGGGATACAGATACAATTCAGATTCCTGGTCGTGATGGTGATGTGCTTGTTTCAAACAAGCGCACAAACAACCAGGATGTTCCGTACGATGCTTACATCGTCGAAGACTTTAGAACAAACTTTGAAAGCATGCGAGACTTTCTCATGCAGGACGACCAGTATCACAGGCTAGAGGACACTTACCATCCAGACTATTACATGATCGGTAAATACAAAGGCGGTCTTGACCCAAAAGTCGGGGCAAGAAATCACGGTGCAACATTTACACTCGAATTTTCTTGTATCCCGCACCGCTATCTGAAATCTGGTGAGCATCGTATCTCCATTACCGCATCAACCGTGCTCATGAACCCAACATACAATGTCGCTAAACCGATGATCTACGTCACCGGCACAGGCTCATTCACAATCGGAAATGTGGGCATGGCCGTCACAAAAAACAACGGCGCACTTGTCATTGATTGTGAAACGCAGGAATGTTACGAAGGGCAAGAAAATCGCAACGGAGACGTTACGATTTCATCGACTGATACAGAATATGATTTTCCAGTTTTGAAATCTGGCAGAAACACAATAACAGTGTCTGGGGTGACGCTTGAAATAGAACCGAGGTGGTTTGTAAGATGATTCCAATTTTGTTAGACACATCTAAAAATATTGTGACGAGCCATATAGCGTATGCTACAAATTCAACAGGCACTACAGGTTTTAGCACATCTGACAGCACAAACAAAACCTATATAGGTATGTATGTTGACAATATTGAAGCTGACTCTACTGACCCATCAAAATACAACTGGACACTCATTGAAGGTGCAGATGGTGCAACCGGTATCCCGGGTAAAGCAGGCGCAGATGGCAAAACGCCTTATCTCCACACGGCGTACAGCTGGAGTGCTGACGGTACAGACAGGTTCATGACTGTATATCCTGAGGAAAACCTATTAACTGGTACTGGTTCTCATACTGTTACAGGTACAGGACAATATGTATTAGGTTACCTTTCAAATGAAACTACTAATGATTTTCTAACCCTATTTAAAGGATTAGAAGGGGAAACTCTGACTGTATCCGTTGACTATGAATACTCTGGATTCGTTGCTGGAAGTAATCAGAACCGTATAGGATGGGAGGCAGAGTTTATAACAGACAAAACATCCTGGGGTGGAGTATGGTACTATCCTAAAAATGATTCAGGTTCAGGAAGATTGTCAGCAAAAATTGTAGTGCCAACAAATCTAACGGGTATCAGTGGAAGTCATGGATATATTGAATTTTCTGGTTCTGGAACTGGGACTTTAAGTTATCTTAAGCTAGAAAAAGGGTCTGTGGCAACACCATATACGCCTTCCCCACTAGAGGACCCAGAGGGTGCTTATCCTCAATTTATTGGTACTTACACCGACTTTGAGCCAGCAGACAGTACAGACCCAAAGTCTTACAAGTGGACACTTATCAAAGGTGCCGACGGTAAAACGCCGTACATTCACACAGTAACGGAGTTTGTAGGAGACAAAACAAACGGACTGGGAAGATTGCCCGAGTGCACCAGTTGCATCGTCACAGAGGAGCGCAATGGGGCATATACGGCTGAATTAAAATATCCAGTAAGTGGCAAACATTTCAGAGACATACATATCGGTGGATTGATTAAAATGTCGGTAAATGAAACAGACACTCCACAGATTTTTAGAATAGCTGATGAATCAAAAGAAATGAATGGAATGGTGACGTACAATCTCAATCACATCTCTTACGATTTGAGCAAAACAAGCGTGCTTCCATTTTCAGCAACCGGATGCACGGCTGCATGCAATGGTCTTATCAGCAACATGGCAACAGCAACACCATTCACCATGACGACAGACATTGCGAACACGTCGAGTGTTTTCAAAAACGCAAAACCACAGTCCATGCGTGCATTGATTGGTGGGCAGGACGGTTCAATTTTAGACACGTTTGGCGGTGAACTGAAATGGGACAATTTAACAGTTTCGTTGCTTGCAAACAGAGGGGCAGACAAATCTAAACTCATCCGCATTGCGTATGGTAAGAATTTAACCAGTGTCAAGCAAGAAAAATCAATCGAGAATACTTACACAGCGGTATTGCCATATGCATCAGACGATAACGGCAACGTTGCAACAGGTGACATACAGACAATCACAACAGCCACATATCCGAAGGTTCTTAACGTTGACTTGTCAGATAAGTTCAAGGACGCAGAAGGAAATGCAACGGCTATTACAAAAACATTACTAGCTCAGTATGCGCAGGATTATATAAAAGCTAACGATGTTGGGAAACCAACCGTGAACATTGATGTGTCGTATGCAAGCATGAACGATTTAGGATTACCACAGCTCGAAAATGTCAGTCTCTGCGACACGTTAACTGTGCAGTACAAACAGCTAGGCATTGACGTGTCTGCAAAAGCAATCTCTGTAAAATGGAATACACTTCTTGACCGTGTTGAAGAGGTTGAATTGGGAGACGCTAAATCTCATCTTGAAGATACGATCTACTCTGAAACGGACAAAAAAACAGAGCAGGCATCGTCGTACATATCACAGCAGGTCGCACTGTTTAGCGAACTGATTAGTAATGGTCTTGGACTGTTCACAACAAAAGTTTCTAAAACAGGCGGTGGAACACAATTTTATCTTCACAATAAACCATTGCTGAAAGATTCAAACATCCAATACACGATAAATAGTGCTGGGTTTGCAATCAGCAAGGACTACGGGGCAACGTGGAGCGCAGGCATTGATAGCGACGGAAATGCAGTGTTTAACGCATTAGCGGCAAACACGATTAAAGCGCTGTCAATCAGCGCAGGAACAATTGACGGATCTATGATTACAGGTTCAACTTTCAAAACAACAAACGATAATGGAAAAAATGGGTTGATTATAAAAAATCAAGATATTAAAGTCTATTCTTACGAGGGAAACGGAGAATTCATCGGAACATTAGGGTCTAGAAGATTTACAAATGCTCCCGATAACGGCGACCTTGCTGGAAAAAACATTATTGCAATAACAGCTGATTATGACAATTTTGCTTCACTAAGCTATCTTAATTCATCCGAAGCATCTGCGCTTAGCACATCAGCTATTATTGTTGGTGGAAACATTCCAACCGGTAAAGGGATAAAAGAGGGAACTCACATTATTTTGAACAGTAAAACAGCCTTAAAATCTTCTCTTGATTTGTACAAAGTTGAAAACGATGGGAGCAAAACATTTTGTGGAAAAATTGGCAGCACATCTGCTGGAGATTTCCTGCTTGCAACAGCAATAGGGAAAACCATGAAAATTGGGACATATGATTACCAAAACGACAAATGGAATGCTGCTATTCAAATAAGTGGCGATGGTTCTAAAACTGTTTCATGTTCTAACGGTGTTAATTACGGCCCGGCAGTTGTTTCAACTGGAGTCAATGGTGGAGACGGTATTCATAAAATTGCCATTGGTTGGACAGGATCACAGCTTGATTTTTTTGTTGATAATACTTTTGTGGGGCATTTATGATGCAGTCAATTAAATTATCCATGATTCCGTCTGGCGTTGCACCTGTTCTGCACGTTTCGCATGGTGACGGTGCAACGGTCGGAGAAAATCTAGCACTAAAATACGGCGCAGAAACGACTAATGCTGATTATATGACACACCAATTTGAACTTACTGAGCCGCTTATATCCGGAGACACTTACACGATCACTTTAGACGTCACTCCCGCATCTGGAGTTTCATATTTGGATGCTCTTGACGGGGCAGGCTGGCTTCGATATTGTAGATTTGACGTAAGTGGCACATCGAGGCAGCTAATAGCCGCAACATTCACAAGAGGAAAAGCCATAGAAGGGCACGATGCGCCTTCTGTGGTTGAAGTCTGCCGTTATCCAAATGACGGGACTGTAACAGGAACAACCACTGTACATCGTATAAAGATTGAGCGTGGTACGGTTGCAACTGCATTCTGTCCGGCATTGTCTGAGCAGACTAACAGTGTTGCACGCAAGATTGAGATTGAGGTTGTTGATGCTCCCGAATCGTGGGGCGGTATAACTGGCACAATTGAAACTGATGTCGGTGAATGCAACTGTACTCTTGATTCGGCATCTAACACATTTGCGTGCATACTGCCGACTAGCATCACATCACATGCAGGCATGCATCGTGCGCAATTAGCATTGCACAACGGCACAGCGGTCACACGGTCTGCTGTGTTTTTAATTGAAGTAGAACAGGGGGCAAAAACAGAATGAGCGACGGAATGATTACTCAAACGTACAGTCTTGATTTAGTGCCGGGTGGAAATCAGCTAGTTGTCAACGTGTCTCAGTACGACAAACTCGGCAGACTGCTAGTTTTTAATCTGTACCAAGCGGGGCTTGCGTACTCCATACCGTCTGGAACATCTGCGACGGTAAAAGGAACAAAACCAGATGGCAAAGGCTTTGATTATGCAATGACTGTCGGCAATGGAATGGTCTCAATAACCGTTCCACAGCAGATGACAGCAGTCGCAGGAGACACGGTTTGCGAGGTAATGTTAACCGATACATCGGGCAACACGATTGCAACCGCTAATTTTATTCTATCGGTTGAGTGTGCGGCGATGAACGACGCTACAGTCGTGTCTGACAGCGATATACCAGTATTTGAAGGACTTGTAGCACAGGCTACAACACAGGCCGCTAACGCATCAGCAAGCGCATCTAAGGCGGCTACAAGTGCAACGGCTAGTGCTAACAGTGCGAGCGCGTCTGCATCAAGCGCAACAAAAGCAGAAACGGCGTACAACAATACAAAACCGTTGGTCCCAACCAATACCGGCGCTGTCGGACAGGTGCTAACCAAAACGTCTAGTGGCTCACAATGGGAGACAGACAGCAGCACACCAATTTACAAAACCATTGCGGTGGCTCTGACAAATTGGTCTAGCTCAACAACCACAGTGAGCGGTGTTGCATATTACACAGCCGTTTTTGCACTGTCGGGAGTGTATGACGAGCATCCGACAATCTCCATTGCACCGGTATCAACAGTGCCGACAACAGCCGAGGCAACAGCGTATTCATGTATCAAAAATGCAAACGTAAGCGGAACAACGCTGACACTGTACGCAACGTCAAAACCAGCAACAGCAGTGTCAATCAACGTTGAGGGGGTGAAGTGACATGGGATTTTGCAAAAAGATAGAAACATCAGATACAGATGCAATCAATAGCATTGCATCACAGCTCAGCGCAGAGCAGTCAACCAGAGCATCGGCAGACACGGCGTTGAGTAACAGATGCACAGCATTGGAAAATGCAAACACGTACGCATCGTCAGAGCATCTGATTGGCACATTTCTCGGTGAACCTCTGTACAGAAAAGTCGTTGATGCAGGAAATCTTACATTTAGCTCAAACAAAGCAACGTTTACATTTGGCTCTTATAACACAATGGTTAAACTGTATGGAATATGCATTGATTCAGCCGCAACTCCACTGCGCACTTATCAGTTGCCATATTTAACTTACGACGGAACGTCAGACATCGGGATGCATATGGAAGAGAGCGTATGTGTAATTGAGCAGTCTCCATACGGTGCTAGCAGATTAATCAGTTTCAAAATCGTGTTTGAGTACACAAAATGAGGAGAAGGAGATAAAAATGGGTATATGCAAAATAGTTCCCGCAGAAGTCGGGGGGGGGGGCTTACGAATAAAGAAGTGCTTGATTTAGTCCGCCCTGTCGGCTCTTATTTTGAAACTGACAGTGCAACACCACCGTCAACACTGTGGCCATGGACGACATGGGAGCAGGTAAAAGACCGTTTTCTGGTCGGTGCGGGCAACCTTTACGCAGTGGGTACAACTGGTGGTGAAGCCACTCATAAGCATACTTACGATTTAAAGTTTTCAGATAGTTGTGCGGATGGTTATGGTACGAAATACACCGAAGGAGATACCGTCCCATCATCAGTGCATTACACAGGGAATGCATCATCACTACCACCATATTACGCTGTATATTTTTGGCATAGAACAGCGTGAGCAATCACGTTTTTTATTTGGAAAATAGAAAAGAGGAAAAGAAAATGACATTAAACGGAATAGACATTGCAAGCTATCAGGCAGGATTGAATGCAGGAACGATTGACGCAGACTTTGTGATTGTAAAGGCAACACAGGGTACTAGCTACGTGAATCCTTATTGCGACAAGCATTATCAGCAGGCAAAAGCGGCAGGAAAGCTTCTTGGCGTGTACCATTATGCAGGAGGTGGAGATCCAAAAGCAGAAGCAGATTATTTCTTAATCAACATTAAGGGATATATCAAGGAAGCCATTTTGTGCCTTGACTGGGAATCTGCAGACAACGCAAGGTGGGGAAATGGCGATGCTGAATGGGTGAAAACGTGGTGCGATTATGTATACGACAAAACAGGCGTGAGACCGATTGTATATGTACAGGCATCAGCAATCAGCAGACTTTCAGGTATTGGAGACTATGGACTGTGGGTTGCTCAGTATGCAAATAACGAGCCGACAGGATATCAGGAACATCCATGGAACGAAGATGCTTATACGTGTGCTATTAGGCAGTATACAAGCTCTGGAAGGCTTGCAGGATATAACGGCAACCTTGACTTAGACATTGCCTATATGGATGCTACAGCATGGCATAAGTATGCGAATCCATCGGGTGATTATAAGCCAGCAGAACCTGTGAGAAAGAGTAACGAGCAGATTGCAGAAGAAGTGATTGCAGGAGCTTGGGGAAATGGTGAAGATCGCAAGAACAAGATCAAACAAGCAGGATATGATTACAATGCGGTTCAGGACATTGTGAACGAGAAGACTCAGCATGTTAGAAAGTCAAACGATGAGATTGCAAGCGAGGTAATTGCGGGGAAGTGGGGAGATGGTAACGACCGTAAGAACAGACTAGAACAAGCAGGATATGACTATAACGCTATCCAGAACATCGTCAACCAGAAGCTAGGTGCATCACAGGCAGTATATTACACTGTACAGAGTGGAGATACACTGTCAGGCATTGCATCAAGATATGGCACAACTTATCAGCACATCGCACAGATCAACGGCATTGTTAATCCTAACCGTATCTATGCAGGGCAGAAAATAAGAATCAAATAACAGGCAGGGGAGACGGCAGACATGAATCCATTTTTCCAAACACTCACAGTTGCAGTTTTAACAGCAATCACATCATCAGGCTTTACAGGATTAATAATGTTTTTTATCAACAGACACGACAGCAAGCATGATCTCCTCATGGGGTTAGGGCATGACAGGATATTTGCTTTAGCAGGCGAGTACATAAAACGTGGCTACATTACACGTGAGGAGTACGACAATCTAAACACTTACATCTATCAACCATACAGAGCACGTGGTGGCAATGGCACTGGAGAAAAATTAATGAATGAGGTTGAAAAATTACCGATGAAAGAAGAGGGAGAATAAAATTATGAAATTATCAAACAACGCTTATGATGTGCTTGTCTACATCGCACAGATTGTAATTCCTGCACTCGGAACACTGTACGCTGCACTGTCCAGTCTGTGGGGTTTGCCATATGCGACAGCAATTGTCGGCACACTGTCAGCAATTGACGTGTTTCTCGGCGCACTGCTTAAAATCAGCACAAACAGCTACAACGCAACAATCACAAAGTAACCAACGGTCTGCAGAGATGCAGACTTTTTTTATTTGCCACAATGTATGCATGCATGTAAAATATATGCACAGGCCACGCAATGCGTGGATTGTGGACAACTGTGCCCAGTCGTTGCAACGGCTTAACAGTACAGCGGCGAAGGCTGTCAAAGCAACAGAGCCGGGCAACATCATCGAGCTTGCTCACTCGCATTCGCTTAGTCCTCACGCGAGAAGAGGGACGCGCTACTGTAACGTGCATTGCACTGTAACCGCAGTGAGCAGAATAGGCAGAACCATGATCGGTCGTACTGTCCTCTCGGATGAGGACGGACGAGTAAAGGCGAATGGGATTCCAGCGGAGGTCTGCAAGAGAGACGGTGGCAACCTAGGCAATGGCTGCCGCCTTTTTTTATTTGCGCGGTTTTGAACATGATTAAAAAATATTTTAAAATATTTGCTTATAAGTACTAGACAAATATAAATGTAGGTACTATACTGTTCTTGTAAACAAAGAGAGCCGAAAGGCAAAAGGAGGGAATTATGAAAAACACAGTTAGAGATTACGCATCAACATTTGACAATGACAGTTACATCGAGGAGATCACAGAGGAGACAGTAGCAAACGGACACGCAAAAAAAGAGGACATCGGAAAATACCTTGT